CTAGTCACAGGGCTGGCAGCCCTTCGAGACTTCATCGGCGATAGCGGTGGGGACGAACACCTTCTCGAGCCCCGATTCGGGATCGGGGCTGATGGTCACTCGGTTCATCGGCAACCAGACCTGGCCGCAGATGCCGCACGCTTTGGCGTCCCCGCGATCGACGGCCACTGACAGCAGCAGCCGAGAACGTTGATGATCGCGACGTAAGACTTCGCCGTAGAGATTTGGCATCGCAGACGCTCCTGAGTGAGACGTCTGCAATTCTCAGGGCGTGGGGAGGGGCGTTCGGCTGTCCGGTTCTGGCTCGCCTGGCGGCGATGGCGGCCGTAGTTCACTGCGCATCACCGGCATCGTACGCGGGGCTTCGATGCCGAGGCGTATTTGTCCGCCGGCGATCCGCAGCACCGTGACGGTAATGTCATTGCCAATCATGATCGACTCTTGGGCCTTGCGGCTGAGAACTAGCACGTGAGTGCCTCCTTGCTGAATGGGACTCTTTCCCGGGAAACGATTCCTACAGGCCCAACCAGGGCCACCAAATATGGAGCCAGATGCTTAAAGCACCGGGCATGTTGTGTTGCATGGTCATCGCGGCAATCTTGCCAGGGGCTTTGATGTCGAGATAACAGGTATAACTGCCGTCCAACTGCCAGACTGCCAACGTGCCGTCTGGGCCTTTAGCCTGGATCGACTTGCCGGCTCGCAGAATACGTAAGGCTTCGAGCTCATCGCTGCAGACGTGGGCATTGAACCACTGCCCGGCCGGCGGCTGGAATTTCTCCAGCGGCGGCAGCTCAAGTCGCTTTCGCTTTCCCATCGTTGCTACTCCTCATTCGATCGACCATCGGGCAAAGTCGTTTCGAGTGCCTCGACCCGTTCGTGTAAGTTCCACACATTGCCTTGCAACTGCTGAATCACGGCCTCATTGCCGTCGTCTGAATCCAACTGTTGCCGGTGACGAAACAAGCGGTGCTCTTGACTGACCGCGTTTTCCCAGAGCCCGTTAATCGAATCGTCGTTTCGCGATAGGGCACACTCATGGCGAAACACCTCGACGAAGAGCAGCACGATCAGCGAGGCCCATACACAATCACGCAGCGTGAACTTCATCGATCCTCCTCGAATTGCCAGCCGTCGTCAGTTCACGTTCGAGCTCAGCGAACTCTGAAGTTTCAGCAATCCGATCGACGATGTATTGGGCCGGGTTTGTAATGCCGAACGTAGCAAGCCCACGTTCGACGATTCGATTCTCAAGCGCGGAGCCTGGGAAGACCTCGAGAGCTCGCGCAAACAGACAGAGCTTGAGCCGCACATTGGACGGCTGACCAGTGATTCGATGATATTGCAAAGTCCGCGTCGTGACAGATAGCACAGTCGCCCGGTCGATCACTCGTACCTGCCTCAACGTCATTGGTGGAATAAGCCAGCGTTCGCCGGTTATGGGCGCATCCCATACTCCCCGCGGCGTGATTCCCTTCGCCTCGGTGGTGTAAACGTGCACCTGGCGGCAAAACAGCCGGCCCGCAAAACAGGCAGCTATGCTCGGGGCCGCACAGAGTCGCGGTGTATTCGGTTCCTCCTCAGGTTTCACTGGCACAATCCGCCTAACTATGAGGGTGGGGCCGTGGTCGAACTCGGAACAGTGATAGAGCGTCATACTAGTAGCTCGCTAGCCAGCGTCCTCGTCGGCCGCTTCGCGATCCAGCCCCCGCTCCAGCCAGTTGATGGCGTGCAGCCGGCAATGATCGAGGCGTTGGCGTACATCCTCGGTGATTCGAAAGGTGATCTCATTAGCTGCCGCCTGGCTCTGCACCAGGCCGAGGTCGCGGAGCTTGTCGATCGTCGTCTGCTGAATGATCTGGTGAAAGCCGCCGGCGTCGACCACGGCCCCGATCGCGTCCCGGTCCCACCAGGCCCATTGATACTTGCGTTCCAACGCGAGCAACGCGCCGAGCACTTTCTTTTGGTGAAGCGTGAGGCTCATAACGGATCGATTCCAATTTCCACGCACCGACGGATCCAGGCTGCAATCTGGTCCGGAGTCTTAATCGTTTCGTGCACGGCAATATCGAGACGCAGTTGAATGAGATCAGCCGCCAATGTTTCGTCACCTTCGGCGACCGCTCGTCTTGCAGACTCGTTCCAGCACGGTGCGCAAATCACATGCACTAGATAGTCGATCACGAATGACAAGTTTGGGTCTGTGATAGGGCGGCCATGAATGCGATTGTCGAGATACTGGTTGACTGCCCTCGGCAGGTCGCCACTCACATCGTCTTGCCAGCGAAGTGGTAGACCGAATGGCCCAAGGTACACCATCGGGACGCGCGTCTTGCGAACAATCGTCTGTGGATGAGTTGGAATCATAGCGCGATTGCCTCCGCTCGATTGACCTTGTCCATCACGTAGGGCGGCACTCGGAAGATTCGCTGGTACCCACGGCAGCGGATCGGCTGACGGAACTTGCGAACGTTGCCGAGGATCCAGCAGTACTCGCCGTGGGCGTGCCGATGAAAGGCCAGCCACGGATAGAGCTCGGCCGCGGCCGGCGGCACGCGGTTGGTGCCGTTGCTGAGTTGTTCGATCCGCACGCAGTCGAGGATCGAAACCACGCCGATGATCGCGCTGTAGACAAAGTCCAGGCCGATCTCGCTTGTCTCCGGCGTCATCATGCGCTTCGAACTGCCGGCGTGAATCAGCAGGTCGCCGCGGTGCGACGTGTTCCAGCAGCGATTCTCGACCCGCTTTTTCCACGGATCATCCTCGGGCAGAAAGATGTACGCCGGCCAAGGGTTGAGCACGGTGAGGCAGAGATCGGTCATCGGTCACCTCCGTATTCCAGCAGTGGCAGGTTGTGCCCTACGCGCGGGACGGCGTGGGCAATTGAACTACGAGATTCAGTTGGTGCCGCGCGCCGCGGGCCCACGGTCATTTCCCGGGAAACGGGCGGAGGCGGTTCGGGCGTGTCGTGCTGCACGGGTTTGGTGCACCAGGTCATCACGGCCGCGACAAGCCCGCCGGGCGATGTCGCGTTGAGATCGGCGAGCTCGCGGCCGGTGAGGTCGGAATAAATCGAGACGTTGTAGCTTTGGCGGCTCGACTTCCAGCGGCCCGACTGGCTATCGTGCCAGAAGGCGGAAATGTGGATCCGCACGCCTGGCGGCACAATGCGCAGGATCTGCTCGCGGGCGGCTTCGATCGTCTTCGCGCTGCTGGCCCGCGGAGTGATTCGCTTTTTGACAGTGGTTCGCCTGGTCATTTGCGGCCTCGCTTGCCCGTGGCTTTGGCTTCCTTCTTGGGTGGCAGCAGCGACGCGGGTACCGCCGGCGGTGTCGTTCGCGCCAGCAGCATGCGGATCATTTGCGGCTTGCCTACGTTCTCAGCGAGTTCGAGCTCGGCGATCTCCATCGCCAGGTCGATCAGCTCCGCCTTGCGATGGAGCTCGTAGAATTCCTCCAGCCGCGGATCCTTCGTGGCATGCAGCCGCTTCCAGGCCGTCGTCAGATCGCAGCCCCATTCTTCGAACAACGATTGCAGAGTGTCGGGCCAGAGCTCGACTTCCCACGGATCATCGGCATCGCCGCCGACCAGGAACGCGCAGACCTGGGCCGCGATCTTCTGCCAGGCGAAGTGCGCGTCGCCGGTGGCCACGTCGGCAAATACCGAGTTGAGGATGGTCATCGCGTCGACCATGCCGCCAGACTTGCTCCGTCCCACGATCTGCTCCAACCGGTCCGCCAAGTCGGGCGTTGTCGACGCCATTCCATCGCACAGGTAGAACATGATCAGCTTGAGGAGCCGCACGTCGATCTGCTTGGTCGGTTTGAATTCGAGGATGGCCCGCTTCACTTCGCTCCGCAGGAAGTTCTCCTGCCAGACTTCGATCGCGCGAGCGAGTTGCCCCGCGCGATCCTGGGCCGATTGCTTGCTTGCCTCGCCGGCGGCCGTGTCGGCGCCTGCTTTCGCCGCCTTCTTTTTCGCCTTCTCTTCGTGACGTTTCTTGATCAGCGCGCACTGCAGCTCGTCGAACAGCTCGACGTTGGTCGCGACTTCGACTTCCTTGCCGTCAATCGTCGCCGTGACGATCTTGAGCTTCGCCCGGTTGGCCTCGATCTCATCCGCATGCAGCAGGCACGGATACTCGCCGCAAGCGTCGTATCCGCCCAGCTGCTTGTAGTACTGGCCCCCGTAGTGCCGCTTCGCGCCGTCGAGCCGCCGCGTGAACTGCGCGATCAGTTGCGGGATGGCTTTCTCCAGGTTCTCGCGCTTGTTGAAGATTGGGTTCCAGGGATTCTCGTCGCGTTCCTCAAAACGTTCATCGAGCTCTTCCATGACTGCCGGAATGTGGGCGACGGGGAGCAGGTACCTGGCCCACGTGGGCGCGAGCTCTTCGCTGGCCACGCGATCGATCCAAACCTTGGGCAGCTGCAGCAGCCGGACGAAGTTCGTCGCCGCGGCCCCGCTTTCGAGGCCGACCGACCGGGCCGCCTCCTCGCGCGTCGCGCCCCGATCGCACATCGCCTTGATGTGCTGCGCCTTCTGAATCGGATTGAGATTCGCCCGCTGGCCGTTGTAGAGCCCCACGAGCCGCAAGGCCTCGTCGTCGTCGCACTCGATGATCGAGCAGCGGACCTGCGTCCAGCCCAGCGACTCCGCGGCCAGGCACCGCGTTTCCCCGGAAATGATCTGGTACCAGTCGCCGGGCATCTGCCGCACGACGACGTCCTCGAGCTGGCCGTCGGCTGCCAGGCTCTCGGCGCGGGCCTGGATGTCCTGGCTGAGCGGATGCCGGTTCTCGGGATGGCGCGTGAGCGTCGACAGGTCGCGCATCTGGCCCGAGGCGATCGGCTTCGGCAACTCCCGCGCGGTGGGGTGCATGGCCCGCGCCAGATCTACGTTCGGATCGTGCAGAGCGATGCCGGCCGGCGTCGTGGTGCTGAGGAGGCCTGATTTGGCGCTCGCGGGAACATCTTTGAACTTCTTGCCGAGTTTGCCGGAGGTGGCGGTGGCCATGGTTAGGACCTTTCGATGTGGGACACGGGACTAGCCGCCGGCGACGTTGCCGGCAGCGGGGACGGGCGACGGCGGTCGCCAGGTGAGGACTTCGAATTCGCTGGGGTGCAGCGAGACGAGGCGAGGCGGGAAATCGTGGGAATGAATCGCGAGCCCCAATTCATCGGGCTCGACACCAACAACGCTGCACACATGCCCTGACAGCAAAAAGCCGTCGCCAGTGAACTTCACGGTTTGCGTCACGCGCACTAGCTCAGGCTCCCAGCCAAGCAGGTTGCGAAGATTCGGGTGGGTTCGGTGTCGTGGCATGTTGTTAACGCTGCGAGCGCCTTCCATGGATCGAAAGACTCAGGTCAATCACCGGCTGCGCCACGGCCGAGCTGGCGAAATCGGCCGGCGTGGCTTCGAGCTGCTCGAGCGTTTCCAGCAGCCGCGATCGCACCAGGCCGGTGGGGGGCGGATCGAGCACGGCCCGGCGCACCGCTTCCGCGTGGAAGGGATCGCGCAGGCTAGGCGTCAGGTCGATCAGCTCGCGCAGTTCGTCGCGGCCGAGCGTGTCGAGGATCACGCCGTACGTCGCGTTGCGCTGCCGCATCGCCGCGGCGGCTCGCGCGCCTTCGGTTTCCTCGCGCATCCGCTTCGCCCGCTCGACGGCCAGCTTCTCAGCCTCGGCCGCGGCGGTGGCCCGGCGCTTGGCGAGGATCTGCGGCGTGATCACTCCTGACGCCGGCCAGGATCCCATGCGTAGGAACCAGGCCACTGCGCCGGCTGGCTCGAGGAACTTCCCCGCGTTCGCCGGCAGATCGACCGTGGCCCAAGCCGCACGCATCCGCTCGCGGAATTGGGCCGGCGTCATTCCTGCCCGACGGCATTCGTCGGCGAGATCGCCCGCGATCGACTGCCTGGGTCGAAATTCTTCGACCACCACCCGCCAGTCATTTTCGGCGTCTGCCGGTGGTGGGCGGTTCTTGGGCGGTTCAATGGGCGGTTTGTGCGCCAGTACTGGCGGCTTGGTCGCGCCAGTACTGGCGGTTTGGTCGGTCGGTACTGGCGGTTTGGTCGTGTCTCGTCCGCCAGTGACCAACGCGCCAGTACTGGCGGTTTGGTCGCGCTGCAGGTCGAAGCCGTCTGCCTCCGTCGGTACCAGCAGTCGCAGCTCGTTCCAGATGATCCGGTACCGGTTCGTCGTGCCGCCGCGGCCTCCCTGGGGCTTGGGGCCGCGCCGTACGTAGATCAGGTTCATCCGTTCGAGCGCCGCGATCGCCCGCTGGACTTGGCGTTTCTTAATCCCCGTCTCCGCCACGATCGTGTCCTGGCATGGCCAGCACTCGACGTTGCGGCCCAGGCGATCGCCGATGTTAAGCACGATCAGCTTGAGCTTGTCGGCGGAAACTTCGCCGCTCGCCGCGGGGATCACACACTTCCGCAAAATCATGAGTTGCTCCCCACGTCCCAACGTTTGCTGGTCGGGATCGGGCGGCGGCGGCTTCTTGCGTTGCCCGCCTCGCGCCTTACCTTGTTCGCCGGCCATCTGGCTTCGTGCCTTTCTAGGGTGGCTATGCGCCCGCAGTGGTTGCCTGAATCATGGGCTGCCCTCTGGTGGGAACAGGAGCAGCTGACCTGGTGACGAGCGCAACACGCGCAGCGTCCGAAATCGGGGAGGCCGGAGCCCGAGTTGGATCCGGCACTCGTCGAGCCAGACGCGATACACGTAGCCGCGGCGGCAGCGGTACGGGTACGCCTGGCGAAGGGCGGTGCGCTTGGTGCGCAGCCGTTGCTTGGGCCGATACTGCGCGAGGGTGCGCGCGATGATCGGCCGCAAGCGATCGCGATGGGTTTCGCGGTGATTCATTTCGCATCGCGCCTCCGGAGGGACTTCTCGACGTGCTGGAGGGCGGAATCGTAAGCGGAGGCGAACAGCTTGCTATCAGGATCTTTGTCGTGCAGCTGGCGCAGCTTGTCGCGCAGGCCGAGGGCGACGATCGACCAGCAGCGCCGGCACATCAGTTCATCGCCGGCGTCGTTGGGGCAGCCATCCACGGGGCACTGGCTCATGCCTTCCCCTTTCGCTTTCTGGTGGCGGTGATTCGTGCGAGATCGCCTTCAGCCTTCGAAACTGGGTTGCGCGCGAGTTCGAGAATCGCCTCGTCCGGCGCGTTGGGCCAGTCGCCGGCGCAGAGCACTTGCGATAGTTCCCTCGAAATCACGAAGCGCACCCGGTACAGATCGCAGTAGTAGCCGTCGGCCGCGTAGGAGGCCATCGCCACTTCACCCGTGCCGCGATCGACGAAGAATCGCGTGTACGATTTCTCGTCGTCGTCAGCGTGCTCGGCATCGAGCCGCCACAGTTCGCGTTTGGTGAGAGGCATCACGGTTTTCCGGGGAAAGTGCTACGAGCCGGGAAAGTCGCCTGCATGGGCTTGGCCAGGGGGCAAATGCTTGATCGTTGTCTCGCAGTCGACGAATTCGACTTCTGCCGCGCGAAGGCCATACTCGGGCATGGTTGACCGGTCACTGCTCAAGTCCGCGACGTCGAATCGCACGCGTAGCGGTCCGATCGGCACGCCAAAGTGCTCGGCGATCATCTGGCGAAGATCTTCCGGCAGCAGAGTCACCGTTACTTTCGGGTGCCTCATCGGCTGGCCGGCCTGGCGTGAGTTCGGCATGGCTTGAATCTCGTGGTTCAACTAGGGGCAGCAGGACCATAGGAAACAGGGCATTCCGTCGGCGGCCTCGATCGAGGCGAGAATGGAATCGACGATGGGTTCGTCGGTGGCGCCACCAAGCTCATCCAGGAAGCACTTGCCGGCAAAATGGCTGATGTCGAACTCATCGATACTGTCGAGGTCGATGAGCGAGCCGGTGGCCCCCAGGTAGAACGTCTGGGCCTGGGGAGCCGACTCAGCGAGGACGAAGTCGACCTCGTCGACCCGGTACACTCGCCAGGTAGGCCGCTCGATCGGCGGCAGGCCCACCGCGAACGTGGCGGCAAGCAGGGATAAAAACGATCGACGCTTCATGCGTGAAACTCCGCTGGGGTTAAAAGCCGTTGGCTCCGTGGGGTTAGCGTTTCGCCGGCAGCATGCCGTGAATCCTCGCGAGGTACCCGCTGGATTCGAGCTCGGGGAACATCTCCCAAGCCTTCGCGAAATAGCGATCAACGCTCTCGCGTTCAAACTCGATGAGCTCGTTGATCATTTGGTTGTGCGGAGGAAGCGATTCCGCCTCGTGACAGCCTTCCTCCAGCTCGGCCGCCTTGATGGCCTGGAGGAACTTGTCGCAGTCCAAGCAGTGGCGGGTGCGGAACGTCTCGCCGAAGTCGGGCTTCTGACAAGTGCAGTGCCCCACTCCGTCATTGATGCACTCCTGGCACTCTTCGTGTTCCTGCTGATAGATCTCCCGGTACTGCTGGCCCGGTTCCAGAAAGCAGCCGCATTCGCCGCAGCGCAGAACCTGGCGGGCGTGCTCATCGTCTTCTGGTACCGCAACCGTCAGGAGCTGCTCCACCTGAACCGAGGCGAACCAGTCATAGTCACTCGTGAAACACATCGACCAATCTCCGCGAAAAAAGGAAGGGACTCGTGAGGTAGGTGACAAAGGCGAATCGAACCTGCCATTCGGCTCGCGCGGTCCACCGCGTGCATCTGCGTGATGGGGACTCCGTTTACCCGGCCCCCGCCCCTACATGTCAATAGTGCGCGTGATTCCCGTAGTACAGGTCGCAGTCTTCCGGATCGCAGTCGACGATCAGCAGCGTGTTCGCGGCCCGCATTTGGAACACGCTCCGCTCGAAACCCCGGCAGCGATCTACGAACAGCTGGTTCTCGATGCTGCCGTCAGCGAACGACAGGCTGTACATTTCCGCTATCTTCTTGTCGTCGAATTTGAAGTAGAGCCCGAGGTCGATCTGTCCATCGCGTTTGGCATACGCGCGGTCGGACTTCTTTCGCTCCTTGGCAAAAGTGAGCGTGGCGAAGCCGTTGTCCCTCATAGAGACTTCCGCGAAGGCCACCTCGTCGCCACTGCACGTGCAGCCGCCTCGCGACTCTTCGCGGAGATGCGCGACATACTGTTCGACGAGTTCGGAGAGCTTGATCGTCTCCGGGGCCGGCGTGAGCAAATGTTTCACCCGTTCGGCCACCTGGCGTTCGATGGCGGCGGTTGTTCCCTTCGCCACCTGGCGTTCGATGATCTTGAGAATGGTGTCGTTGTATGCCGGCAAATCGAGTTCACCATGCAAGGCCAGGGCTTTGCCGATGGCCTTATCGACTTGCTTGCCGAAGTCGCTGTACTCGCGCAGCGCTCCTTTGATCTGTTCGGTGACCGTTTTGGTAACGGCCTCCTCGATCGCTTTTTCGATGAGACCAGAGCCGATGAGTCGCTGCACGGCCGCGACGGCTGCGCCTTCGAGGTTAATGAGTCCGGTCAATTGGCTGGGGGCGTCTGACATGGTCATTCTCCGGCAGGTGGAAGGAAATAAAAGGTTGCTGCCCCGGCCGTGATCGTGGCAGCGGACTGTGACGATCCGCGTTCCAGTTGTCGCGCGTATGGCATTCGGACTCACGACTCGCAATTGCGAACTTGCTCATGCGCCACGCGATCAACGCATGAACTCCAAACCAGCCTGCACTCGCGGACCTTGCCGGCCTCGGCGCGGGTGCTGCGGCCCCATTGGCCATCACCCAGCAAACGCCTCATCGACCGACTTCTCGGGGTTGGTATTTCGTTAGGCGACTTCGAGCGGCGGATGAGTCAGCTTGTCGCCGTCCCAGACTTCGTTCACGGCGATCGCCGCGTTGGCGAACATCACCGCCTGCTGCAGGTTGGTGAGCGCCAGCGACTGCTCCCGGCTCGGGGGCGTCGTGTGGATGATCTTCACGGCGAGGGCATGGGCCTCGGCTCGCAGGCATTCGTATCGCGGAGCCTGGTCACCCTTCGGCGCGTGATACGTGAAGGTTTGATCGACCTGGTCGCGGACCTTGGTCGAGGGTTTATAAACGGTCGGCATGGCAATCCTTTCCTGGGGCGTGAGTGGTCAAAACGAGGTGAACGGGGCAATGGGCCGAGAGGACCTAGCGGGGGTCGCTCGCTCGCACCGGCGCGATGCTGGGGCCACCTTTGGCAACGGGCTCCGGTTCGGCAGGCATGGCATGCGAGACGATCGCGACTTGCTCCGCGTCGAACGTACAGCTCTCGATCGGCCGGCCATCTTTGAGCTCTTCGGGCTGGATGGTGATCCGCTGGCAGCCGTTGAGCCAGTACGTGATGGCCACGACCACGCCAGCAAATCCGCTGATCTTGTCCTTGGCCCGATCACCCAGCTTGAGGCCGTCCGGCCGTTTTACTTCGATCATGCTGCTTTCCTTTCCCGGGAAATGATGTGTTAAAACTGCAATTGGGGCGGCCGGATTTGAACCGGCGACCTCAGGGTTATGAGCCCCGCGAGCTGCCTGACTGCTCCACGCCCCGAGCGAAGGTGAGGACCGCCTCTTGTTCACTGTCCGGCGGTCCAGTCTCCGGTGTTGATCGTTTGGTTGTTCGTGCCTTGGCCACTCGGTCGATCGCATCGATCCGCCGCTGACATTCCGTCAAGAAAACTTCGGTGGCGGTCGAGAGTTGCCGCGGTGAGATCATGCCGGCCCGCGCATAGAGTCCGAGCCAACGCATGGCCATGATGTGCATGCCGGCGACGTAGCACATCTGATGAGCCCCAGTCCACTTCGCTGGCTCGTCCATCTCGGCCGCGAACTGGTCGAAGATGATGCGCGTGAGCGTGTCGAGTGACTCGGGCCCAGGGGGCAGGCGGTTAGTTTTGGCCATTGGCGACCTTCTCCTGTTGGGCGGCGATCTTCTGCCGCAATCGCTTCGCAGCGGCGTAGGCGGCTTCGCCGATCTGGTTCATGGACGAGCGATGGCGATCCTGGCGTTTGGCTCGCCAGGCGTCGCGCTTCTCCGGGGGCAGCTCGTCGAGCATCGACTCGACGTCGGCTCGGTGGGCAGCATTGCCGATCAGGAAGGAATCCAAGGCATCGGCGATTTCGCTCAAGTGCGCTATGCACCAGGCGTTGTCGATTCCCTTCTCTTCCAGCCATTCCTTCCAGCCAAAAAGCACGGGGGTGCTTTCCCCTTCGCCCCTGGCCGGCGTAGCCCCGAAGCCGGACGAAAGCATCACAACAGCGACACCAGCGATCTCGATTGACGGCGCGTAGAAGGTGTACGGATCGCTGGGATTGATCAGCTCGTACAGCGTCAGCGGGGGGCTAGTTGTCGTCATCGGCATCCTCCCGCGGCTGAAGGCAGGCCGAACAAATCGTGTGATCGCCGGCGTCGACCCAGCTGCAGCCATCGGGCTGGCAAGCGCGATCGTCGACGCAGCCGCAGTAGCAGCACACGCCAATGCCGTGCATGGGTTCGGGGGTCGCGTTGAGAAACTCCAACAGCGCCGCTTGTTGAGCAGGAGGCAGCCGTTCAGCGAACTCAGCCACATGCTTTCTCGCTGCCTCGCCAGCGGGCGACGGTTCTCCAGTCGCCAACCAACGCACGTCGACTTCGCAGAACCGCGCGATACGGAACATGCGCGGGGGCGATGGTTCCGTAGTTCCGTTGATCCATTTGGCAACCATGTTTGCGGAGCAGTCGATCGCGTGCGCCAGGGCAGCCGTGCCGACTTTTTTGTAGGCCAGAGCCTGATTGATGCGCGTGCCCCGTGCCTTCGCCCGGGCAAACGGCGTGAGTGTTTTAGCAGCCATCGCCGCGGCCCTCCGCCTGGTCCGCGATCTGCTTGGCCTGGCAGGCTTCGCACTGGCTGATCACGATCTCGGTGATCGAGCCGGCGTGCCGCGCCAGGAAGTCCTTTGCCCAGCGATCGACGCTCGGCAGATTCGGCCGCATGTCGACCGTGAATCCCCGGTGCCGCAGGCCGCGAGCCAGTTGGCTCGACGTCACAAAATCCGCCGGCGTGGTGACTCCTGCAATACAGGTCGCTCCGGGCGCGTGTACGATGACTCGGAACAGGCTCATAGGGTGGCTCCTGCCGGGGCGCGGCGACTTGCTGACGTTAAACACGCCGCCGCGTCCCCGGTGCAACGATGCGGGCAACGATGCGAAAAGATGGTGGCACTGGCCCCTTTGCGAGCACAACTCGCAAACGACGAAACCGATCCCTGCTTGGGCCAGTGCCACCCGCGTACGAAAAAAGGCGAGGCTCCAGCTTGCCGCCTCAGCGCTGGAACAGAGCGCTTGGCAGCCTCAGCCGGAACCTCGCCGGGGGCAGTCAGAAAACGCCCCTGGTCAGCCCTGTCCGCGTCCACCTGCCATGGCGCGGCCCTGTCTGACTCAGGGGCGAGTACAAAAACGACGCGGCCCTTGTGCAGCAACGTGCTGCAACCGATTCGCCAGTCTACCGAGGCGGGCCGCGTCGCGAGGACCGAACGCGTTGTTAGTCGAAGAGTTTCAGTTGACGATCGTTCTCGTCCGGAGGCAGCTCGGGAATGATCGGCTGCGGCAACTTGTCGACGTAGGGAATCACGATCGAGCGGTGAGCATAGTACTCGTTCGTGACCAGCTTGGGTTCGTGCCCCAGATGCTTGGCCGCGATCTCCATCCCGTTCTTCTGGCTGCCGGCAGCGATTTTCACGAGCTCCGTAGCACACGACTTCCGCAGGCCGTGCCATCCGACTCCCAGGCCAAGCAGCCGCGTCAGGCCCGCCCGCTCGAAGATTTCTCGGCGGCAGCGATCGAGGAACGAATGCGAATAGTCCCAGGCCATAATCTTGGGATGATCGCAACTGCAGAGTCTCGCGACGGCTGCAGCAGCATGGTCGTTCAGATAGACCATTCGTTCCTTGCCCGTCTTGCTCACTTCCTTGCGGACTCGGAGCCAGCGACCGTACTTGTCCTCGAACAGGTCGGCTTGCAATACCTCGATCGCTTCGTCGATCCGCAGGGCCGAGTTGTAAACGAAGATCCACGCCGAATGCCACCAGTGCGGCGCGGCAATCTTCGGGGCGCGTCGTTTTCCGCGGTTCACTGAAAGAGCCTTTCCGGTTACGGGGTTGAGCCACTTGGCCAGCTTGGCAGCAGCCAGGAATGCTCCGCTCTCCTCGATCTCGACCCAGCCGTCGACCTCGCGCCGCTGCTTGGGTGGCGCCTTCAATCGGAGCGGGGCCGGAAGGATGCCCAGCGGGCACAAATCGGTAGGGTCTTCGGGGTCGAACGAGCCATCGTTGGGCCCGAGGAGCTTCAGAAAGCGATTCGCGTGGCGGGCCAGCTTGTTCGCTTGGTTCTGCGACATGCGACCCGACTTCACCGCGTCGTCGAGCTCGCGGCGGAACTTGCGCGTGTGCTCCCAGGTCAGCGACTCGGCTGGTACGTAGGGGTTGACCCGATCGAACAGCCGCAAGGCTTCCAGGTCGCAGTTCCGCGTTCCCGGCTGCCGCAGGTGCATCCAGTGGTGCTGGTACGTCTCCAAAAAGGTGGGCTTGTCGGGCGGGTTGAACAGGGCGAGCGAAGGTGCAGGACTCATGGTGGGTTCGACTCCAGGGGGTCGCCCCCGTCAGCAGAATCCCTACCACGCCGAGGACGACAAAATGCCATCCCGGCGAAGTGGGCTTCTTACCCGTGCTCCTCATCTGGTTCCCTAGCGGGGCGAGAGACGCCCCCAGTTCGCATATAGCTTGCGGTGCGGGGGACCGCTGCCACGGCCTTTGAGCCGACGTAGGCATACGGCTCACGGAGCCGTGTGCCCAGAAATCGCTCTTGATAGGCAGCCGCGTCATGCCAACCCTCGCCCGAGGCCGGCATCAACGCTGAGAGCGTCAGAACCGGCACAATCCGTTCAGCAAGGCGACATGCCTTGCCGGCTGGCCGGGCGAATAGAAGAAAGGCTCCGCGCGGTCAGCGGAGCGAGAATGTAGCTTATTACTTACCTTGCCGTCAACACTGGACGTTAGATCACTGTGCGGCTACAGCGTCTTCGATAACTAACAGGGTCACCGGCGGGCAGTCCAGGGCCTTGGCAAATCGCTCGACGGTTTCGAGCGACGGAATCGATTTTCCGGCCTCAACTTCAGCAATATACGGCCGCGAGACGCCTAGCTTTTCGGCCAGTTCCAACTGCGTCAAATGCAGCTCACGACGCCGCTTGCGGAGGTTCTGGCAAAAGTTTTCGTGCAGTGCCATCGGATTGGTCATGCCCTAGAAGGTAGCATTCGGCTTACAAAAATCAAAGGATCGATGGACCTACTCGGCCTTTGGCTTTGGCTTGGGCAAGCTGGCACGGTCAACTAAGATCTCGACCATTTCGAGCTTCGGATCATTGGGATCGACTTGCAAAGCGACTTTTCGCTTAACAAACTTTGCGTTGAAGGCGGCCATCACCTTCTCGCGCTGCTCAGGAGTTAGATTCTCGGTGCCGGGAATCACTGACCATTCCCCTTCCGAGCTCGGTTTCGATTCGTCTGACATCGCAGCACCTCTCGATTCGTTAGCGATACTCGAACAGGGCACACGGATCTTCAAACAGTAGCGGGGAGCGGACTTGAACCGCCGACACACGGCTTATGAAGCCGTTGCTCTAACCAACTGAGCTACCCCGCCAAGTTGCGTTTTCAGGCTGTTTTTCGCGTTTTCTGCGACCGTCAGCCGTCCGACGCTGGATGCTTTACAACCGTTTCTACAACCGCTAGGCTGATTCCCGGTCAAAAGCGGTGTCCGCCGACTGCAATCAGCGGGCACCCAGCCACCTCTACCGCAAAGCATAGGTGACAGATGGGTAAGTCTAGCAATCCGCCCGAATCTGGGCAACTGCCCGCGCCCGCCGCGCCGGTTGTAAAAAAGCGGAAGTCTACAACCGAGAAGCCTCCCAAGCCCTACGACGAATACCCTCTGACCGCCCACGCCGTCGGGCAGTGGTGCCGGAAGATTCGGGGGAAGGTGGAATACTTCGGCCCCTGGGGCAAGCGAATACACGGGAAGCTGGTCCGGATCGAGGGGGACGGCTGGAAGGAAGCGCTGGACCGCTACAAAGAGCAGGCCGACGACCTCTACGCCGGCCGGAAGCCCCGGGAGAAGTCTGAGGGGCTGACCGTGGCCGACGCCTGCAACGCCTTCCTGATCGCCAAAGACATCCTGAGGGCCAAGGGGGCGATCACGCAGCGGACGCGCGACGAGTACAAGGAAACGACTGACCGCATCATCGCGACCTTTGGGAAGAATCGCCGCGTCGACGACCTGGCGGCTGACGATTTCAACCAGCTGCTGATGGCCATTCCCAAGACCTGGGGGCCGTGGCGCCAGACCGGCGAGATTCAGCGCGTGCGGACCGTGTTCAAGCATTGCTATGACTCCCACCTCCTGGAACAGCCGGTCCGGTTTGGGCCTCTGTTCAAAAAGCCGAGCAAGAAGACGATGCGCGTTCACCGCGCCGGCCGCGGCTCGCGCATGATCGATGCCGCCACGTTGCGGCTGCTGGTCGAGAAAGCCAAGCCGCAGTTGAAGGCCATGATCCTGCTGGCGCTGAATTGCGGATTTGGCAACGATGACTGCGCGAGCCTACCGCTTTCGATCGTCCATGGTGACTGGCTCGAGTTCCCGCGGCCGAAAACCGGGATCGCGCGCAAGTGCCCACTCTGGCCGGAAACGATGGCCGCCCTCAAAGCTGTGATTGCCGAGAGGAAACCGCCCAAGGATCCGGCACACGCCGACCTCGTCTTCATCACGAAGTACGGCGGGGCCTGGGCGGGCAAGTCGAGTGGCAACCCAATCACTGCCGAGTTTCGCAAACTGGCCAACGAGCTGGAGGTGTACCGCCAAGGGGTGAGCTTCTACTCGCTCCGTCATGTGTTCCGCACCGTGGCCGATAGCACGCTCGATATTCCAGCAACCAGGCTCATCATGGGCCACGTCGATGGCTCAATCGACGACACCTACCGCGAACACGTTGACGACGCGCGGCTGCGGGCGGTTGCCGAGCACGTGCGCAAGTGGCTGTTTCCGCCGACCAGGAAAACAGTAAAGTCATCAGTGAAATCGTAGCTAAACACTCTCTATTACTTAGTTGCGTTTCGTCGGTTTGTTGCGGAGCACTTTACGATGCGGTTTCTCTTTGCCGGCCTCTACTTCGACGACATTGGAAGAAATCACGAATTAACTCAGGAAATTTACAAAGAACTATTCGGCAAAGCGACCTGCCCGAAGTCAGCCGATGGAATTGCGACAATTCACCGTCTGGTGATGACGTCCATGAACAACTTGCTATGGGCTACTACTCAGATTGTGGCGTGCTGCACGAACTTGCACGACAGGCTTCACGGTGATGATCCTGAAGCGGAATTCGCGGACGTCGACGAAGCCTGCCTCTCCTTCGCGGAGGCGTGCAGCCACTCATTTAGATCGCATCATGCTCTGGACTATCAGCGTGAGCTTTGGTTTTCGGCAGGGTTCCTAGAAATGGGTCGGTCGATTGACCTTTCGCGAAGTTATCGTGAAGTCCTATTTCCAGACGGCCATGATGGCGTAGTCATTGCCTATCATCGCGAGGCGCTGACTTGGTGCGAGGACATTCGACGCCGCATCAGCCTAGCAGTACCACATGACCGATTTGGAGGTCCGGAGGTCGCTGATGCGACCATTGAAACAATGCGGGATAACCTACTATCGCGGTCGGTAGATCGCGAGCGGCTAGCAAAACTTGTAACCAACGAAACCATGTCGGCAATTGCGCAATTAGCATCGCTGATGCGAATGGAGTTCGTGCAAACCATTCGACAACTTGAGTCGCTACCAGAACTTTCAACCGATGTTGCTGCTGCACTCTCTGAACGGCCTTCCCAAGGCTCGCCGGTAACGATCACAAATGACTTGCTAACAGAATCGCATCGAACGCTTCTCCGTTTGGTTCGAGAATCAGGACGCAGGATGACGACTGAAGAGGTTCTCCAAGCTCTGAATACCGCTGGGGTTGTGATGGGGGACAGCACGGCCAAATTTCGCTTGGCTGACCTCACACGATGGAAGTTACTAGTCAACCACCGCAGAGGAGAAAATCCCGGCTACGCACTTCCTGAGTAACGGCCTCGGTAGGTATAGACCAAGTATAAACCTGGTATGTACTGACAGATTTTTTTCTTCTGCTCAAATCCCATCCGTAGTTGGTTACACACAACACGCGAATGGGGTTGCGATAATGAATGCGTCAGACACGCTTTCGACCGGCGATTGTGCCATAGAAATCAGTCGCCAAGTTGGCCAAGTCATTTTGGCTTGGCGAGTAGCTCGGCTCTTCGAGCTTCGCATTGTTCCCGAGGTAAGCCGAATCGCTGGACGGCGAGCGATTCCCCGAGCACTGGTCCCTGAACTTATCGCCGCAATGCGTGAGCGTGGTTGGCTTCCTGCCGAGGAACCGGCCAATGTCTAGCCTCACCTACTCTCCGGCAGAGATCGCCCAGCGATACCACGTCGACCACAGCAAGGTTCTGGCGTGGATCGACCGCGGCGAACTCCGCGCGGTCAATGTGGCCAACGCCGGCACACGTCTCCCTCGCTGGCGGATCACGGCCGAGTCGCTCGATGAGTTCGAGCGCAATCGTTCCAGCGTTCAGCAACCGAAGCCAACCGCGCAGAAGTCACGACGCCGTAAGGCCGTGGCCGCGATCGAGCGGCGGTACTACTAGGCCGGAGCCTGTCTGTGTCACCACCTGAATTCAACGACTGGACGGAAGTCGGGGCCTCGATCATTGAGGGCCTTAAGCACCCTGTTGGGACCGCCATGCACGATGTCGCCTTTCAGCGGCTCAAGCGAATGGCGTGGATTTGCAATTACCACCTCTGCCTGGAGGATGCCGGTGCGACATGTGCCGAATCGTCGCTTATGCCAGGCCGAATAGAACACTTCAAATGCGCGGGTGGCGTGGCCAAACCGCAACGCGTGGGATAAGGCCACCCAAAAGCATACGGCTGCAGAACTTATGAAAACCACCATATCTATGGCAGTGGCCAACTTCGGCTTGGCGCCAGACACCCGCCAGCTACACGCCATTCGGCTGATTCAGAGAGCCGTCGACTTAGCCGCGGCCCTACTCAATCAGCGCGACGAACGCGCATTGTCCTTAATCGTTTCGACCCGCGCGCAGCTTGAGTTCCTCGGTGGAAAGCTCGTGTCACTGCCGCCGCCGGGCACCGCTGGAAATGTGATAAACGTGGCCGAAAAGCAGCATCTTTCCCCTGGCGGGCAACACCAATCCGGGGAGGTTGAGAGAGAAGCGTTTGGCGACCTGATGGAGTATTGCATCGCCGTCGAAACCGCTGGGAATGCGCTTCGGATCCACGAAAGCCGGAGAGAAATGGAGGCTTCACCCATTGGGTGAACGGGTGAATTGTCCGTTTGTTTGTGAGCGAGGAACGTTCCATCGCTCGATTTTTCCGTCTGTCGTTGCGTGGTTCGGGCTGGCGACCGGCGATGAATAAGGGAGTATCGCGCTAATGATTTCTGCCAGTGTGCCTGAACCATGGCGACCGCCACAACCGTCGCATAACCAGCCTGGGAGACTCGATCAACAGTTCGAGTGTCTCGGCCTATTTCTCTCGAACCCGTTTCGGCAAATTGACCGAAACGCTGCCTGGAGCATCGCCAGGCGTCTTGTTTTGCCGCATGCGCGAGCAATTCGGCCCGCGATTGGAAAGGATGCCGCACGTGCGAGCCTACCCCAAACGCGATAGCCATTTCGCCCACCGATTTTGCCGCGTTCTGCACAAGTCGTGCGCGGCACAAGATATCGGCCGTGATGCCTGCTACCTACTTACCGTGATCGCGCACACGGAAGATGCTGCGCGGTATTCCGGAGCTGTCAGGTACTGGAACACTCAGCTTGAGCAGACGATGGGCTTCACGTCTCCAAAGCAGCTGAACAATGCCCGACGAGTCGCCATGGAAGCTGGTTGGCTGGTGTACGAACGGGAGCATGATCGGGGAGTCGGTCACTATTTCGTGACCATCCCAGCACGATATTTGTCGCTTTCCGACAGCCCAATTGAGGGGGAAGAAACCACTGTTTCCCTTTCCCCTGGGGGAAATGATGTTGCCAACTTCACTTCCCCAGACGGAAAGGAAAGCGGAAAGGGAACGTCAAATTCAGCCATTTCCCTTTCCCCTGGGGGAATGGATTGCGGAAAGGATTGCGGAAAGGAAAGCGGAAAGCCTTCTATCCCTATCCCTATACCTAATACTTATTGCAACGAGCCGGCCAAGCCGGCGTCGTCGCCGACCTCCGATCCGAAGTTATCGAAGGCGAAGAAACCGAAGCGAGATTTGGAGTCGATCGAGTTTCCAAATTTCCCGGTTGTCGGTACCGGTGATCCGTTGTGGGTGCTCACCGAAAAGTACATCGGCGAACTTTCCGACCTCTACCCCGGCGTCGATGTTCGTCTTCAAGCCCGTGCTGCTCTGCGCTGGTGCAAGAACAACCCGACCAAGATCAAAACGCTTGAGGGCATGCCCAGGTTTATCAACGCCTGGATGAGGCGCGAACAGGACCGATGTTGCACGCGAGGTGCAAACTCGCCGCCACCGATTCACCAGCCGCGAGAAATCACTAGGCCCATCAAGCGGCCATCCTCACTCACTCACACTTAGGAACCTGCACAGTGATCGTCGACCGAAAACCACCCCATGACCCGCAAGCCGAGCTTGGCACGCTTGGTAGCTTCTTCGTTGCAACACCATCGATTGCCCGAACGGTTCTGCCCGAAGTGGCAGCGAGACTCGATGAATCAGATTTTTTTGACGACGCCAATGCCGCAATCTGGGGGCAAATCAAAACCTTCGTCGCGAACAAAAGACCGCTCGATCCAATCATGTTCGTGGAAGCGATGAAAACTGCGGGGACTTACGAAAAAGCGGGTGGTGCTGCCTACCTGTCGCAAGTGATAAACGCGGTTCCAAACTCGGCTCACGTGACGTACTACGCCGATATCGTCGCCGAGAAGTCATTCGCGCGCCGAGTCATCACCGAGGCAACCAAGCTACTCACCGCTGCCTATGACGAAACGCAGAATTCCAGCGACCTGGCGACGCACTTTGAAACCAGCCTGAATCGGTTGACCGCGAATCGTAGCGGAATCGAGTTGCCCGTAGCCATTGGCGAATCGCTTCGAAACTTGGTGGCAGAACTGCGAAGGCCACTCGCGGCAAAACAGGAATGTCGCGCGTCATTCGGGATTCAGAAGGTCGACGAGATCGTGGGTGCAATCCACGGTGGTGAAACGTGCATCATCGCCGCCCGTCCAGGCATGGGCAAAACAGCCTTTGTCACGTCCCCGCTGAGGTTTGCAGCGCAGCACAACAGACCGTCGCTGCTGATCTCGCTGGAAATGGAGAACCGAGAGATTGCCGGTCGTGAAGCCTCTCGTGGAACCGGCATCGACAACCACTTTATTCGCAGCGGCGACTTGGATGACATCGACCTGACCGCACTGGAAAACTTCGCCGCGGCTGAAAGCAGCACGCCGTTTTACACGTGGTCAACCACCGCGACGCTAGCCCAGATCAGGGCAATGCTGATTCAGGCGAAGAATAAGCTCGGAATCACCGTTGCCGCGATCGACTACATCGGATTGATCAAAGAGCCTCCGAACTTTCGAGGCCAGAGACGCGACCATCTTGCCGAGGTTTCGCGCGGTTTGAAGCGGCTGGCAAAGGAACTTGGCATTCCCCTGTTCATTCTGGCGCAACTGAATCGGGAAAAGGAACGCCCAAACCTGACCATGCTCGCGGAATGCGGAGCGATCGAACAGGACGCAGACAGCGTGATCATGTTGCACGCCGCCGAAACGAGCGATCCGACCCGTGAAGTCATCGTGGCGAAGTTCCGGGCGGGTCAGACCGGCAAGTTCGAAATCGGCTGGGATGGAAAGCGGTTCAACTTCACCGATCCAGACAACTCGTGGCAGCCATAGGAAGCAAAGCATGGATCCGAAGGGAACATTCCGACTGCTCCTGCGAGCCCAACCACATCACAGGGACGAGAGCGGGGCGCTACGGATGAGGCACTTGCTCAAGGTGCTGCTCAGGCAGTTTGGGTTCAGGTGCCTGCGTTTCGAGGCCCTGACGCCCGAAGATCGCCGGCTGGCCGGTGATGCCCCGAAAACCAGTCCAGAAGGTGCTGGGAGCCCGCCAAAAGGTACTCCTGAGGGGGGCGAAGCCCGAGATTGTTTACCGCCAGCGAGCGGCTAATAGACAGAGTCCGTCGATTGCCAGCGACTGCGTAACACAACCTGCCTTTGGACTTTATGACAAAGTCATAAACCTGAACGAATCGTGACCGAATGAACGACAAACCAACCAAACGCGTGAAGTGGAATCTGCGGCCGGGCCGAACAACCTCGCTGCACTTGCCCAGCGGTGGGTCAATCACGTTCCACGCGGTCGACGGCGCTTTCGACCAGTTGGCCGCCGACGTGCCCCAAGATGCCGTAGTCACACACCGGACCGCGACGAAGGAAGCCAATGCCGAAGAAGTCCAGCACCAAGCAGCGAACCCCTAGACCCCCGCGGCCGGAGATCCTCGATCGACTGCCAACCGATCCGACCCCCAGGGAAATCCGACATTACTGCGAGCAAATTCAGAAGACTTGGACGGCCAGCGAACTCAGGAAACGCTTGGGGCGAACGCAGAAATTGCCCAAGCCTGACTCGCTAATTGGGTTGAGTGTGAACGAGTAATGCGGCCAGTATATTGACAACAGACGATTTTGCGGATGAGAATCAAGCCGTTATTGGTACCCTTAGATCCTCACACCGAGATGAATCATGCCAGCGGGAATTGTTCGCGTTGAAGGCTTGGGAAAAGGCACAAGCGAAGTATCGGGCCATATTCTAACCGGTGGCGACAACCCACCATTTATCACCCTCAACTCGAACTCTGGTTACCCTCGTGTCCGAGACATTTATGCACGAGCCACAAAGGTAGACTCTGGCACCGGCGGTCGGCTCAAAGTGGTTGCGTTCCATATTCGCTTTGAATCAACTATTTCCAATTCGGCTCGCGCAATTGCGTTCAATGTTTTCCAAGAAGATGCGCACGAATTCACTTATCCCTTCATAGCGGGCAAGAAGTCTGACGCTACGAAGAAGCCAGCCAAAAAGGCCGCAAAGTCAGCGAAGCCGCAGTAAGATCATCAAGCGTCTTATGTCTCAAGCGTTTGACTAATCCCTGCTGATTTCCTAAGATCGAAGCAGGTGCGAGTAATCGCCCTCCCGTGGCTCGTGTATGCGTCTGCGGGTTATTTGCAAGCCCCGCTCTGCTGCTCGTGTATGCGTCAGCACAGCGAAACGATAAGCGTTTCGTCGTGCATTCTTTTCGAGCCAATCCCGTTCATTGCTGTGCAGGCCAGTTGCTTCGGCAATTGGTTGCGAGTGCGGGCCACTCGCGTGCGCGGCGTAGCCAGGTCAGTTACGCATCACGCTCTGGCGACTGTCAGGCGTGATCTGACTTGGCACTTCCTGCGACCCGTTCGGCGCCATCGGACACCCGAAGCGCCGGCGGGCTCGCGGGCTATTTCTCGCCATCGTTGAAAGAAGCGGCCGGCCGACAGTGAATCAGACTGCCGACCGACCTTGACCGACAACGGAGTAAGCCGTTGCCGACCCACGAAAACGTAGGTCAGGCAACATGCCACGCAACCCAAAACACCACCGGCACGACCGGCACAAATGCTACCAGCCCGCCGAAATACGATCCTTGCCGCGGACGTCGCACCCGAGGCCGACTTGGTCGACTTCGCGTCGCCGGCAGTACATCGTCGCCAACTCTCTGCCAATCGGCGCGAAGTGCGGGATATGCGGCGGACCAAAACGGCTGCCGAAGCGATCGGGCCGATTACCCGCGACGTCGAAATCTACGGGTTTACGAAGGGCCAATTCAGCATCATCGACATCCTGCATCACTGCCTCGACATCATCGGGCCTAGTGCTCACTTGCAGATCAGCACGTGGACCGCGGCGAACGCGGATATCTCCACCGTGCTCGAACTCTGCAACTGCGGCAAGGTGGCCAGCGCGCGATGGCTGGTCGACCTCACCTTCAATCGTCGATCGCCAGAGCTCGCCCAACGGATCCGCGACGTCTTCGGGGACGATGCGATCCGAGTGGCGAAGAACCACGCGAAGTTCGTTTTGTTGTCGGTCGCCGACTGGCGGCTTGTTGTTCGGACGTCGATGAATCTGAACTTCAACCCGCGCTTCGAGAACTTCCAACTTGCCCACGATCCGGAACTCTGGAGCTTTCACGACGCAATCTTGAGCGAGATTTGGAACCGTCAGAAGCGCAGCGACCAGGACTTGCTGCGACCCTATGACTTGCACCGACAGTTTGACGCCGACTTGTGACGAACCAGGCGGCATTCCCCCCGTTGATGAAGTGGTTGGCTGGCTCATCGAGGGACACCGAGACGCGGACATCCGCGGCGCAATCAAGGAGAAATGGCCAGAACTCGACGCAGTGACTCTGCAGAACGCGGCAGTCGAACACTTCCGCCGGGCAGCGAACTGCGAACCAGCTGTGATCGTCGGCTTCGCCCTTGAGGCGTACCGCGATCTATACCGCCGCATGATGAAGATTGGCGACTTCGCGGGGGCGACGAAAGCGGTCAAAGAGTTGGTCGCACTGACCAACCATGTTCAGCGCATCCGGACAGGCAACCCCGGAAGGTCAACCGACTCGCCCGAACAAGAAGGTTGACACGGGGAACAACGCGAAGCGGGCAAAGCGGAAGAACGACCGAATTGTCGTGATCCCGCCCTGCGTTGATCGCGCGCGACGCCAGCAGCTCGAACAGAATGATATCGCTTGGCTCATGCACTACTTCGCGGAAGAGACCGGCGAAGTCGGTCGCTACACGTACGAGTTCACCGGGCAGCAACTCGAAATGGCTGCGGCGATCGCCCGGGCCATCGAGAATGGCGACGACCAGGCAATTGCTGCCAGCCGCGGCGAGGGCAAATCGACACTGGCCTGGCGACTCACGCTGAAGTACGTCCTGCAGGGAAGAATCAAGTTCCCTGTTCTGTTCGCTGCGACCGGCGCGGCAGCGGCCAACATGCTCGAAGAGATCAAGCTTGAGCTCGAAAACAACCCGAGGTTTCACGAGGACTATCCCGAGGTTGTCTTTCCGATCCTGGCTTTGGAGGGTGTCCCGCAGCGCGCGGGTACCATGCTCGCCAGCGGTCGCCGCCTGGACAATGACGAGATCTTCGAAGAAGTGATGATTCGCTTCAGCTGGTGCGGACAGCAGGTCTACTTGCCTGACATGCCCGGTTCGCCCTCGCGCGGTGCCATCTTTGCTACCCGGGGCCTGGATGCCGAAGTCCGTGGGCTCCGTATCAAGGGCCGCCGCGTCGACCTGGCCCTGATCGACGATCCCGATACCGAAGAAACCGCCCGCAGCGAAGAGCAGGCCGAAAAGCTCGAGAAGCGAATTGATCGAGCCATTGCCGGTCTGGGGGGCCAGAAGAAAACCGTTGCCCGGATCATGCTGACCACGATCCAGTCGACGATCAGCGTTTCCGCCAAATTCACGGATCCCCAGCAGAAGCACAGCTGGAAGGGGAAGCGGATGCGAATGCTGGTTGAGCCGCCGGCGGATCTTGATGCCTGGCAGAACTTCATCACCCTTTGGCAGCAAGATCAGATCGAAGGGACGACGAAGGCCCATGACCTCTATGCCGCCAACCGCCAGCGGATGGATGAAGGGGCCATCATCTCGAACCCCCACCGGCATACGGAAAAGCAGCTCAGCGCGCTGGAGCACTACTACACCCTCGTTGCTCGCTATGGCCAGGAAGCGGTCGACACCGAGTACAACAACGATCCGCCGAAGCCCGCGGAGACCGTCGACATCGGCATTACGCCACATCGCATTCAGCACCAGATCAGCGGGTTCGCGCGCCTGATCATTCCGCCCGGCTGCACCGTTCTCACGCAAGGTATCGACTGCAAGAAGCAATCCTTGCACTGGGTGGTGCGAGTTTGGAAGCCGGACGGGACCGGGTACACCATCGCCCACGGTATTCACGAGGTAATTGGCACGAAGTACGGCGTCGAGGATGGCGTCGAAGAAGCCATTCGCCGGGCCGTAATCGAGCACATGGAAGTATTTCGCAACATGGAGTTCCGTTCGCCCGACGGCGAGATCCCGATCGACCCCGCCAATTGGCTCACTCTGATCGATACCAGGTACCAGGGCGATGCCGTTAAAAGTGCCTGCGTCGAGATCGGCAGCAGCATCATGCCCGTGATGGGTTTCGGCGTTTCCAAGGGCTGCGTCAAAGGTCGGCAGTTTCACCCCGCGCGAGAGGCGACAGCCGAGGTGAAGCCTGGCGATCACTACAACCTGCGCCTGACCAAGATGGGCAAGTCCAAGCTGTGGATGGTCGAGGCCGACACTGACCACTGGAAACGCTGGGAGCATGCCCGCTGGATGACGGGACCCGACAAGCCCGGGCGCTTGCACGTGTTCGGGGAATCCGAGGAACACGGCTATCGGCCCCGCGGCCGGCAAAACCAGGATCCGAACTTCCAGTACGCCCACCACCTTTGCAACGAGAAGGAGGTGGACGAACCGTACAAGGGCCAAATGCGGCGAGTCTGGAAAGCCCGCGCTGAGAACGTTCACTGGCTCGATTCCAGCTACTACAGCGACGTCGCCGCTTGTATCCGCGGCATTACGATTTTCAAACCCATAGAACTGGCCAGGCCGGCCGTTCGGAAACCTCGTGTAAGAGTGCAGAACCTTAATGTCTAAACGAACCCAAGGCCGCCCCCAAGGCGCCAAAAACGTGACCGCCGTTGCCGATCTAGAACCCACGCGCTGCCCAAAGTGCAACAGTTCGAGACGTTCCCGCTACCGAGGAAGTCGTCAACAGAACTTCATCGGCCAGAAGTTCATTGCGATCATCTATCGCCGTTGCTCTTGCCTCGACTGCGGCCAGCATCGGGTCGACCGAGAGAAGGTTTACGAGGGGGAAACTCAGATTTCGGAAGAAAATAAGGCCATTGGCCTTATTACTTCTCCGGAAGCCGCTGCGGACTGTTGACCAACTTGACGGAATGAAAAGCATGAGGGAATGGAAACCGAACGTCCCAGCAAATTCGCCCAGATTCAGTACGCGAATAACCGCGTAAAGCAGCTTGAACAGCTTATCGCTGACAATGCTGGCCTGCAGTCTGTGTCGGTCAACGGGACTTCCACCACCTACCTCGACTTGCTGAACCAGCGGACCTACTGGCTGGCGGAACTCGCCAGGCTTGAAGGTCGCACCGCCCGCACGAAGACGATTCGTCTGGGGGGTGGCTAATGGTAACAACCCTTCGCCAGCGCCTCGGTGCTGGAATCGCCAAGTTTGCGTCGTACGTGTCTGGCTATGACGCCGTCAGTCAGCAGAACCGGCGAAAAGTGCCTGCGCCGATCGTCAAGCGCGAGGATGACAACCTTCGCCCCCAGCAGCGGAAACAGCTGCAGGCCTCGACCCAGAACGTTCACCGCAATTTCGCTGTTGCCCGGTGGATGATCGCCCGCCATCTCGACTACGTGTCGACGTTTGGCTTCCAGTCCCGTTGTGGCGACAAACAGCTCGACAACTGCCTGGAATCACTCGTCACGGACTGGTCGAAGCCTTGGAACTTCGAGATCACCGGCCGTTTCAGCCGGCAGAAGTTCATCCGCCTGGCCGAGATGCAACGCACGCTCAATGGCGACATGGGCATTCTGAAGCTTCGCCGCCGCAAGCTGCAGGCCATCGAAAGCGACCTGATTCGCAATCCGACCAATGGCGGCTTCCCCGTGGGGATCGATCCGGCCGACTTTCTCCATGGCGTGCAGTGCAACCGGTACGGTAAACCGATCGCTTACAGCATCTGCCGCCGCGGCAAGTCGAACGACATCACGCCCGGCAGCTTCCGCTACGAATTTGAACGTGTTGTGCCCGCGCGCAGCATGGTTCATTTCTCGCACTTCGATCGGTTTGACCAACTGCGTGGCATCTCTCCGCTGGCCTGCGCGGTCAATTCGCTGGTCGACGTCTACGAGGGGATCGACTGGGCACTGGCAAAACTCAAAGTGGCCCAGCTGTTCGCTCTGGCCTTCTATCGCGACCGCTACGACGATGACGATCTGGGCGGTACGCAGGTCGGTGAAGGCGACGAACCGCGATACAGCAAGCTGAACTTCGGGAATGGTCCGCAGCAACTCGACCTCGATGCGGGCGACCGTGCGGAATTTCTCGAAAGCAAGAGCCCGTCGACCGAGTTTCAGGCATTCTGCCAGGTTGTGATCGCGCTCGCCCTGAAGGCCCTAGATATTCCGTACTCGTTCTACTCGGAAGACTTCACGACGTATTCCGGCGCTCGCCAGGCCATGCTGCAGTACGAGCAGGCCGCGAAGATCAAACGCCAAGACATCGTCGACCTACTTGACTTGCTACTCACTTGGCGGGCCGTCGACTGGATCAATTTAGCGTGCCTGCCGGAAGGTGTCCGGCTCGAACATCTCAAGTGGCGCTGGGTTCCCAACGGCCAGCCGTGGATCGATCCCCTGAAGGAGATTCAGGCGAAATCGATCGCCCTGACGCTTGGCCTCACTTCCCGTCAACGCGAAGCCCTGGAGTCTGGCGGCGACTTCTTCGACATCGCCGACGAGTTGGCCGCGGAGTCGGAGTACCTGAAGTCCAAGGGCTTGCCTACGGACATCAACCCCGGCAATGTGACCATCAACGAGGTATCTGGCAAATGAGCAAGTCTTGCTTTCGCAACACCGATGCTTCGTCGCGGGGCTCGCTGGTCGAGAACAAAGCCAAGCCGTCGCGCTTCGACGCCGCGGCAATCAAGAACGGCCGTCTGCAGGTGCCGCGCTCGGCGCTGCGATTTGCGGCCGCCGTGGAATTCGCCAGCGAACCCAGCGAAACGGAAGGCGTCATTCCGGTATCGATCACGGCCCGCAGCGGGAACGCCCTGCAACACTTTTGGTTCGGCAAGTGCATTCACGACCTGGCTGGCATGCGGCCGGCGTCGGCGAAGTTGCCATTCGACTACTGCCACGATGATCGGGAAGTTCTCGGCTTCTCGGATCAGCAGGAAGTCGCCGCCGAAGGGTTGGTAATGCACGGAGTCCTGATTCCCCACAAGGAACAGGACCGCGTCGACGAAGTTGCTACCAAAGCCGCCGCCGGTTTCGAGTGGCAGGCCTCGATTTACTTTGACCTCGACACGCTCATTCTCGAATTCGTGCCCGAGGGTGAATCGGTTGAAGTCAACGGCCAGGCCTTCGAGGGTCCGGGCGTGATCTTCCGCGAGTGGATGCTTCGCGGTGCTGCGATTTGCCCGTATGGCTATGACCCGGCCACGTCCGTTCAGTTTTCCAACAACCCTGGCGACGTTGTCGCCGTTTCATTCACGGAGAAGTCAGCGATGGCAACCAAGCCCAAGCCGAAACCGACCGCATTGAACAAGCCCGCCCCCAACCGTCACGCCCGCCGCCAGACTGCCGCGCTGTCGCGGACCGGTGCCGCGAACCCGAAAAACCGCTTGGCAAAGCCCAAGCCGACATCGCAACGGCCGCCGGCTGCGGGGCGAATGGCCGCCGGCTCTGAAGAGGAGGAAGAGGAGGGGCTCGAAAGCGATCCCGAAGAGCTCGAATCGGATGAGGATGCCGACCCTGACGCGGCGACCGAAACCGAGGAAGAACGGGATTGTGACTGCCCCGAAGGCGAAGAGTGCAACTGCGACGAGGAAGCCGAAACGGATCCCGATGCCGAAGATCCCGTCGAAATGGAGGCCGAGGAAGAAGGCGACAAGCCCAAGCAATCGGCCAAGCTCTCGCAGCGGCAGCAGTTGCAGCGGTACATCAATGCGTTTGGAGCAGCCCGCGGTGCCAAGTGGTTCGCCGCCGGCCTCACGTTCGCTCAAGCCCAGTCGAAGTTCACCGCGGTGCTGACCAAGCAGAACGGCGAGCTTCGCAAGAAAGTGGGCGAACTGACCGCGCAAGTCACCGCTCTGGGTGGCGAGGAAGAACCCGTCACTTTCACCTCGACAGACGAGCGGCCGAAGCCGACCGGTAAGCCTAGCAAGCTCGCAGTGAACTTGCCTGCTGGAGCCGCCAAGTTCGCCGCAAGTCTCAAACTTCCGAAGTAGTTCTTAGTTCCTAGTCCACAAAGGCCGGCGATCGTCGCCCGAGCCTTCTGCCCGTTCTTCATCAAGGATTTTGACCCATGCCTTTCAATACTTTATTGGACATCTCTAAGGCCAACCACAGCGATCGCGAAGTCGGCTTGGTCGAAGAGGTGATGATCGTCACTCCCGAGATTCAGTACGCTGCCGCGCGTACGATCCCTGGCTACGAGTTCAAGTGCTTCGTGCGAACCGGCTTGCCGGACGTCGGCTTCCGTTGGGCAAATGAAGGCTCGGACCCGGTCGCCTCGACGTTCGCCGAGCGGGATGTCAAATGCTTCATCATGAATCCGCCGTGGCAATGCGACAAAGCCGTGGCCGATGCCTATGTCGATGGTCCTGAGGCATTCATCGCCATGGAAGCGCTCGGCATGGTGAAAGGCTCGTTTGCCACTCTCGGCAAGCAGTTTTATTATGGCAACGCGGGGACTGGGCACGCTAAGGGCCATCCTGGCCTGATCCAGGCGCATGACGCCGCAAACATGGTTGTCGATGCCGGCGGTACCACGGTTGACACTGGCTCGTCAGTCTGGGCGGTCTCCTTCGGCGTCGACAAGGTGACTTGGGTCTACGGAAACAACGGCGAATTCGCTGTCAGTGACCCTGTCGTTCAGCAGATTACCAAGGAAGGCAAGATCCTTGATGCGTATTGCCAAAGCTTGCTCGTTCGCCCCGGCCTGCAGGTGGCCAACATCAACGCCGTGGCCCGCATCAAGAAGCTGACGGAAGACAGCGGCAAGGGGCTCGACGACGACAAGCTGGCTGACTTGTTCCACAAGTTCCCGCCGGGCATCACCCCCGACGCCATCTTCATGACTCGCCGTTCTCGCCGGCAGTTGCAGCAGAGCCGCACGGCGACAAACGCGACCGGTGCGCCAGCCCCAATTCCGATTGACTACGAAGGCGTCCCGATCCGCATCACCGACAGTATCAGCAACACGGAATCGCTGACACTGTAAGAGATTGCCGTAGCTAGGGGCCAGCAAATCAACCACTCCCAGCCAGCCCCGCAACGGGCTGGCTTTTGGCAGTAGAGAGCCACACTTTCCGCCGCCTTTCGTACATCAAAAACAAGGATCTTTGCTATGGGTTTCAGACTAAAAGACGCGCTCCTGAAAGTGACTCGCGCGCTGAATGCCACTGCCTCGAATACCGTCAAGAGCACCCCGATCGACCTGAAGTTGGGTGCCAAGGATGACTTCCTTGCCAAGAGCGAGTTCAAGATTACGGCCCCGGCCGTCAATGCCACAATGGCCCCCGACACGCGCACGTTCACCTACGACGTAATTCACTCCGACGAAGACGCCTTCGCGAGTTCGGTGGTGCTTTACTCCAGTGTGCTCACGCAGACCGGAGCAGGTGGCGTCGGTGCTGCGGCGGCCGATGTCAACGTCCGCCTGCCAGTCGACGTCAAGCGCTATGTCGGGTTCCAGATTCGGTCCGGAGCCTCGACTGGCGACGCGTCGTCTGTGTCGGCCACTGGCGAAATGGTGTTCTAAGCCATGGGCAACATGCTCTCCCACGCAGTTCGCGCGCACTCTCGTACGCTTCAAAAGGCGGCTGGGGTAGACGTGGAGATCCTGCGCGGGAGACGCAGGAGCCAGACACTTAAAGCCGTGCCTGCAATGAGCACGCATACCGTTGACGGCGGCGGCGATGATGAGCGCCGCCCAGTTCCCATGAAAGTGAAGTCGTTCGACTGGATCTTCAACGTTGCCGAGCTTAAGTCCGCCTGTGCCGCGTTTCAAGGTTTTACTGAGCTGCTGGCTGGCGACATTGTCGAACGCCAAGAGGATGGCAAGCAGTTTCAAGTTCAGCCGGTGGCCGAGGGCCGGCCCGTGAACGAACCTCACGACACCTACGGCTTGATGGTTGTCACTCACACCCTGGAAGGTTGATCGTGGCCGACGTTACACAAGCCCGAATCATCGCCGCCGCCGATGTCGCTGCTTCGCACCTGAATGCTGGGCGCGAGGGTGGCAAGTTCGCCGGCATGGTGTTCGAGGCCAAGCGATCCTGGGCCAGCAAGGACGAAGACCTCAAGTTGCAGAGCGGCCTGCTAGTGGATTGCGTCCCCTGGCGGTACGAGAGCAGTGAGAAGACGTCTCGTGATCGCGCGGGTTACGAATGTTCTGTGCAAGTAATGTTACGCCAGAAGTTTGGAAGTGAAGATCTTGACGAGTGCAACCGCGTTCCCAATGCCACCGTGGACCGCCTGGCAACGCTAGTGGAAGAGTTCGACGTTTTCTTCAAAGAAAACCCGATACCTGGCATCGAACCTTATCCGGACATCAAGTGGACCGACAGCACAATCGTCGCCGCCTGCAGTCGGCCCGATCTGATGAAGTTGCTATTCGTCGGCATCGTTCGCGTTACCTATTCCGCACCCAAGGAACTGAGGGTGAACGAATGATTGCATTCCAATTTCAGTTTCTCGACACAACGAAGCTGGCCGCGACGGTCGTGAAAGATGCTTCCTTCAAAAGTGTTGGCCACTTGGCTGCAACCATTCGCAAAGGTGCGATGGCATCGATTGATATAAGTCCCGAATCGTCCGAACCAGGAGACGCTCCCAATAGTCGCGACGGTCGGCTGGCTAGGGCGATTGTGTTTCATGTGGACAAGCAAACAGACACAGCAGTTATCGGCCCCCGCAAAAGCGTTGTAGGCGAAGCCGGGGCCGCCCATGAACACGCCGAGAAAATTGGCATCACCAAGTTTCCTGAACGTCCTTTTATGTTTCCTGAATTGGAACGCAACATTCCGCGATTCGGCGAAACTTTTGCCGCGTCTTACTAACTGGAGTCTCGAACCATGCCGCAAGAACAATCAATGGGCTTCGAAGGATCGTGCTACATGGGCACGCTCGGAGCCACCAATCCCAACACGTACATTCCCGAAACCCGGGATATGAGTTACGACTTCACGACGGACAAGGGCAACACCACCGTGCGCGAGGCCGATGGCAGCGGAAACCCGCTCATTCCGATCGAAACCGAAGCCAACACCGTACTGAAATGGCAGTTCAGCTTTCAAACGCTGCACGTGCCGAACAACGCCACGCTCGCGGCGCTGCTGGCCCATTCCTACGCTGGCACCCCGCTCGCCTTCCGGACCAAGGACAAGCAGGCCGGCAAGGGCTACCTGGGCGACGTGATCATCGAGCACAAACACACGAAAACGCTGCGGGGAGAGCAGGCCATCGACTGGACCGTTAAGCCCAGCCGCGCCGGTGGCCGCCGTCCGCAGTTCTACGTGGCCGACCCGTCCTAGTTGTGCGCCCGGCCGCGGCGGATTTGTAACGCCAAGTTTACAAATCTGCCGCCGGCGTGCGGTTTCGGTTTCCACCACCCACTCTCGAGCCCCCAGCCATGCCCAACGCTTCCTACAGCCTGATTCTCGCCGCCGGCGATGCCAAGATTGATCAAAACAGCCAGGTACTGGGCGACACGCCCAACCCCCTGACCGTCGACATTCCCGCGGCGAAGGCCGGGACACTCACCACGCGCACCGATGACGATACGGGCGTCATCACGCTGGCCGCCAGCCATGGCATCGGCACGAGTGATACCGTTGACCTCTACTCGGCCACCACCGGCGAACTGCTGCGCAAGGACGTCGACGTCACGAGCGCCGACAGCACCACCATCGGCATCAATGCCGGCACTGGCTCCAACCTGCCGGCCGACGAATCCCCCATCATCGTCTGCAAGCAGCGGCCGTTTTTGCCCACGATCTTGCCCGCCACCATCCAGATTCTGGGCGTGCAACTCAAGATCCCCGGCGACACGGTCACCAAGGGGCGCGTGGCATTCTCGACCGCCGCGCCCGTGGTGGCCGCCGATATGTCACTGGTCGCCGGCCAGGGGCAAATCTTCAACGTCGCCGGCGGGGAATCCAACCCGCTCGGGGCCGACGCAATCGTGTCGGGCGTGCTCAGCCACGCCAACACCACGCTGGCCGCGCAACTGCAGATCATCAGCGTGGAGGATCGTACGCCGTAAACCGGCGGTGCGTCCCGCTGTTTCCCGTTTCAATCCCGCGTGAAAGTCTCCCGCCGTGAAAAAGTTCGCCGATTCGACTGGCACCGAATGGGAAATCGACCTCCCCTTCGGTGAAATGCTCCGCGTGGCCAGCAGCTCGGAGAGGAAGTTCGATTTGCTCGAACCCACCCTCCCCGAAGAGCGCCCCCTGCAAAAACTGCTGATGGACAACCTGCCCTTGTTCTGGGAAGTCCTTTGGCACCTGCTCGAACCTCAGGCCGCCCTCGTCATGCCGACAGCCGACGAGCTCCGCCGGCGAGGCAATGGCCAGGCTATCCCCAGCGTCCCGGGAATCACCGCTGCGGAATTCGGCAGGCGGATGGCCGGGCGCTGCCTGGTGACCGCCCAGCGGGCATTTTTCGATGAGTGGCGCGATTTTTTCCACTCGATCGATCGCCCCGACCAAGCGGTAGCGATCGATGCCACGATCATGATGCAAAACCAGATTCTACAGAAAGTGAGCGACCGCCTGGCGAACGAGCCGGCCCTGCAGCAGCTCCCGACGAAAACCGGGGAGGCGATCGACTCGGCTCTCTCGACTGCATTCTCGGAATTGCGGGATGCCTTGGCCGCGATCCCGACCGCTACACCTGGCGGCGACTCGACGAACTCTACCAAGGAAGTCAGCGCCACGCACGCCGCGTCTTGATCGATCAAGCCGTGATGGTTTGGGCGTTCGCTGGCCGCGAGTACAGCGCCGAAGAGCTCGAACACTACGTGCTGACCGGCAGCCTGCAGGCGAGCACCCGCCCGCAAAAGAACGTGACGCCCTACAACCCGATGGCCATGGAATTGATCGGCAAGGAACTGGACAAGCGCTATGGCTAGCAAATCCGACATTGAAGCCGGCAAAGCCCACATCGTCGTTTACGTCAAGAACTCGCCGGCGCTCAAGGCTCTGCAGGCCATTCAGAAAGAGGCCCAGGCGATTGGCACTTCGTTGATAAAAGTGGGCGGAATCATCACCGGCGTGGCGGCAGCCATCACGGGGCCCATCGGAGCGGCCGTGAATACGTTCGTCGGCCTGGGGACAGAACTATCTACCGTCTCGCGACGCACCGGGCTGGGGACGCGGGCCCTGGGGGAATTCCGCCACGCGGCCGAACAGACCGGCGCTTCGCTAGGGGACGTCGAGGGGGCCAGCAAGAGCTTGACCAAAGCCATCGCCGACGCATCGATGGGCGGGGCCGGTTCGGTACTCGCGTTCTCGCGGCTGGGGACCACCGCCGAGGCCCTGAAAAAGCAACTCCCCGAACAGCAGCTCCAAACCATCGCCGACCGGCTGGCCGCGATCAAGGATCCTGCCCAGCAGGCCGCCCTGGCCGCCCAGGTGCTCGGTGGCACGAATTTGCTGCCCATGGTCGCCCAACTCGGTGCGCTGCGCCAGGAGGCCCGCGACTTGGGTTTGGCACCGTCAGAACAGGCCGTGGCCGACGCCGCCAACCTGGGCCGGCTGATCAAGCGGCAACTCTCCGCGGTGACCGCCGCCATCTTCGAAATCGGGGCGGCCGTGGGGCCCACGTTGTTTCCGATCGGCGAGGCCCTGCTGCGCATCACCGGCAGGGTAACCCGCTGGATCCGCGAGAATCAGCAGGTGGTGCGCACCGTGGCCCGGATCGGGGCCATCATCGCCGCCGTGGGCGTCGCCGTTACCGGCATCGGGGTGGCCATTTTTGGCGTGGGGACCGTGTTCGGCGCGGTGGCCACCATCGCCACGACGGTCAGCGGGGCCATTGGCGGCATCATTACGGCGGTTTCCGCCCTGGGTGTGCTCATTGGTCCGCTGTTGTCTCCCCTGGGGCTGATTCTGCTGGCCGTCGGCGCCATCGGCACTGCCCTGGCGGTTTCGCTCGCGCGCTGGACGAAATTCACCGACACGGCCAAGGCCGCGCTAGGCGAGGTGGTGCGCGTGATCCAACCCTACGTTGACGTGGTGCGCACCACGATCGGCGGCATTGTCGATGCGCTGATGTCCGGGCAGATCGGGGCTGCCGCGCGTATCGCAATTCTGGGCATGCGGGTGGCGTTCGAGATGGGCCGGCTCGCCATCGTCGGCGGCTGGCTGGACCTGCGCAACCGGGTGCTGGTGATTTGGGACGAGATCGGCGTGCGCATCGCCGGCGTGCTGGCCTACGTCGGCAAACTCTGGTCTGTGGCCCTGACGGGCATGTTGCAGACCGACATAGGCAAAGCGCTTTCCCAGGGGTGGGAGGGGTTCCAGATCGCGGCCACCACGGCCCTGAAGAATGTGATTGCCTATGCGCATGGGCTTGCAAAAGCCGTGAATATCATTCTGAAGCAAGTTCAATCAACGATACAAGTCGTCGCGGTGACTCTGCCCACGCTCGAAAAACTGGCCCTGGGAAACGCCGCCAATCAGATCAAGGACGTGGCCGGCCCCGACATTGTCGCGGCCATGAACGAAGCAGCCGCCGCGGCCGACGAGGCAATGCAGAACGCCCGGGCCGATCGTGCGGAGCGACGCCGGGAACGGGAGCAGGAGGCCGACATTTGGCGGAATGCTCAATTGGCCGTGATCAACGCCAACCGCCGCGAACTCGAAGAGCGAGCTGCCGAGGCTCGCGCCCTGCGCGACCGGCTGCGGGCCGGTGGAGCGGGAGACGTTCGGCCAGGTGACCAGCGAGCCGTCGGCGACGTCGTGAGTGGCGCGGCCCTGCGCCAGAACTTCGGTACGTTCTCCGGGCTTGCCCTCGCGCTGGGCGGGGCCGGCGAAAGTGTCACCCGTCGGCAACTGCGCGTCGCCGAGGAACAACGCAATTTGCAACGCGACCAGTTACGAGCGGCCGACCGCAACGTGCAAGCGGCCGAACGACTCGAACAGGCGCTAAGGATGGCCTAACTATGTCGTTTTCGTTCCAACTCTCGCCCCGCAGCCCCACGCAAGTCAGCTCCAACCCGCCGCTGATCGAACACGAGTACGTTGCCGAGGGGATCGACGATTCCACCGTCGTGCACGCCGCCGGCCTGCAGTACACCCCGCCAGCGATCGCGAGCGCCCAGGGAACGCTGTACCGCCAGGACGTGCGCGTCATGAAACAGGGGTTCGGCCTGTTCTATGTCGCCGTCCCCTACGCCCCGCGCGCGAAAAGCAAATTCACCTGGGATTACGACACCCAGGGGGGCACGGTCAACGTCAAAGTGAGCCGCCAGACTATCGGCCGCTATGTCGCCGCCGGGCAAGTGGAACGGGACCACGCCGGCGCCATCGGCCGCAATCTCGACGGGTCTGTCGACGGCGTCGACATTGTCATTCCCAGCATGGTGATCAATGCCCAAATCACCCACCCTTACGGCGTGCTGACCTTTCAATATGCCAGCATGATCATGGACCTGACGGGCTACGTGAACAGTGACCCGATCTTCGGCCGGCAGCCTGGCGAAGTGCTTTTCTTGGGTGGCCGCGGCAGCGATGGGAGCGAGTCGGAGGCCCAGGCCGGCTACAAGTTCGCCGTGTCGAAGAACCTGCAAAACCTCGTGCTGGGCGGCATTTCCGTGGCGCAGAAGGCGGGCCACGATTACGCGTGGGTGGAATTCCTAGCGACCCCCGTAGGTGGCCAGGCCGTGACACGCCCCCGGCAAGTGAACGTCGAACGTGTATACGATCGCATCGACCTGGCCGGAATTCTTGGCCTCCCAAGGTGGTAACTATGTCCGACAAATGCAACCAAGGGGACGCCCCGACCAAAGGGCCGATGAATACGGCCGCCTGGAATCGCGTCGTCGAGTCAGCCGACGCCTACCACGCCCAGCAGGCCGGCGGAATTGCGCGCGTCCCACCGGCGCACGGCCGCAACTGGCATTCGATCGTCAACCTGCAAAACCAGACTGGTTACGACGTGCGGCAAGGGGAGGTGCTCGAATTCGACGAGTCGCCACTGGACCTGCCCAACAATCACGAGCTGTACCTGGACGGCAAAACCCCCGACAGCTTCCGCACCGGCTGGGGCGTCGCGCTCGAGCCGATGCTGCACGCCACATCGGGACCGCAGAACAGCGCGCCGTTTCTGACGAATGGCGTTTGCATGGCGAAGGTGAAGATTCGGAGCGAAAGCCATGGCTATGCGGTGCGCATGCCCGATTCACGAGTGCTCGAATCGTCGAACTACGGGCCGATCCTCATTCACCACAAGATCCCCGTCGACCCCGAGGAGGAATCGCCATCCCTGCCCGAAGAGCGCGATTGTCTTGTGGAACTCGTCAAGCAATCGCGGTGGTTCCTCGCGCTCGCCAGTTCATTGAACCCCGGCCTCTACACGCCGGGTTCCAGCGGTTCCAGCCAGTTTCACGGCTTTCAGTATCTCTCCCCGTCATCGAACGTCCCGTTCGAACTGGACGGCGACGGTTACCTTGTCGTCAAAGAGCTTCTGTGGCCCTGTTTCATCAACACAGCCATTTCCATCAGTGTGCCTTACGTGCGGAACAACTGGTCGCAGGTCACCGTGTATCTGCAGCGGGAGACGTCGCCGGGATCCGGCACGTGGACGCAGGTGGGCAACTATGGCACGTTGTTCTCGGCCTGGCCCGACTTGCCCATTCTGTCGGGCGGTGGTGGGGGGAACGCCACGGTTTGCAATTTGACCACTGGCATCGGCGTGGGGAAGGATGCGAAATTCCGCATTCGATCCGACGTGAGCTACAGCGGAACGGCCCCGCAGGTGAACGTCAGTTGCCCGGCGTGCACGTTCTTTTATCGCTAGTCTTGTTTGTCAGAGTGCACCGGGATCGGCCCGCTGTTGCGCAGGCCGTTAGCGATTACTTCAAAGTCCGCCTGGTCCTCGGGGCTCAAAGCCGCGTAAGCTGCAATTGTGTCGTCGACACTCTTTCCTTTCATCGCGCGCACAATAGCCGCTTCCGTTGTCGCTTCTGTTGAGGACGGCCCGACGGATAGCAACCCACTGCGCCAAACCAAGCATTCTGCGGCCAGGCGAAACTTTGCGGCCTTATCCGCTGGCAGCGGCTTTGCCATGCGCTCGACTTCCTCTGCGATGGTCGGGCCATTACAGCGGAAGCGATCAACCGGAGCGCCGCCGCAGCCTGAGAGTCCCAGCGTTATCGCGAGCAACAGCACGTTCGCACGAATCAAAGTTGCTCCCCTTATGTTGCGGTTACCATACAAATGCCAACCCAACCCCCACACACCCGGCAATAGCTATCATTCCCATTAGCCAGATCAGGACACATCCGCACCCAGACCGCGATTGCCGCGCTGGGAGTTCGTCCAATGGCAAACCTGCTTGAACGCGAAAGAGTCGATCCTGGGCAGCAGCCGGCGGCAATCCAGCCTTCAGCGCGTCAATCAACAATGACGCTTCACCCTTAGTTTTCGGCCTGGCCAACCGGTAGCCCAGCTGGTTCAAGAACTCAAGCTGCCGATCCGTGGCAGGATCCTTTTGCCAGCTCATGGTTTACTTGGGCCCCGGCTTTTTCTTAGGCTTTCGCCCGGGTTTCCGCTCGCGAACTTTCACGGCGGGGAAGGGAATTGACGGATTGCCGAGGAACACGAAAAGTTTGTCGAGTGTGCTGCTGTGGGCCTCGCCACCATCCATAAACTTCGCGATCACCGCTCTGGTGACCCCGGTTTCCTCATGGAGTGCGTTCTGCGAGAGGCCTAGAGCCTTTAGTCGTGCCCGAATCTGATCCGTCAGTGTCATAGGCAGAGAGTCTAGTTTTGCTGATCCATGCGAAACATTGGCACAAACGAAACGGTGCCACGTTCTTGACAACGTTCCTTGCAGGAAGGATATTGCCGCAATCGCCCGTGCCGCTGCAGGAGCAGCGAGGCCATGAAAAAAGCCCGGTCGGTGCTGTAACACCTTCCGAGCTGGCGAATGGAACCCAGCTAAAGGATTCTTCGCATGGACAGGATTCTAACCGCCGCGCGGAAACGCGGCAATCTTCGGTTGGCGGTAGTGTGCCAAAGCTGTCGCACTTCTTTCGCCGCATGCTCCCGAGGCTAGCACCATGATCGCCCCTGCCCGCTTCGATGCTTCCCAAGCCGTCGACCGCGTTTTGCTGACCTGCGAGGTGCTGCAACGCGTCACGGGACCGGTTTCAGCCGGGGCGCTCGCTATGACCCTGGAAGAACGGGCTCAGCGACCTTGGAGCAAGCGGACGGTGCTACGTGACCTGCAGGCGCTGGAACGCTGCGGATACGTCACGAGCCTGGGCAGTGGGAAACGTGGCGCCACGCTTCTCTGGCAGTGGACTGGAAGCCCTGGGCTTCGCTCTGCCTAATCGAACCAGCCGGCGGCCTTTGAGCTTGCTGGCCAGAATCGAGCGCCGTGCCACTGATTCGCGGCACCTCGATTGATTCTGCGCCGCCGAAACGGCGTTTTTGGACGCTAACCGCGTTGCTATTGCTCCGCGCGCACCCGCCCTCAACTGTTCACCGTGGACAGTTCGCTGGCCTACGGTGCGCTTCGATCCAACCGAAAGCACAAAACCGATGATTGTTTCCCGTTTTTCACTCTCGCGACGGTCCGGGCTGACCTGGATGGCTCGCATCAATGTCCTCGTCCGGTCCAGCGCCGCCGATCCGGATTCCCCGGCTTACGCCAATGGCTTCCGCGCGAGGCTCGCCAACTGCTACCGGGCCCTGGCTTGCCCCGAGAATGACCAAGAGCTGGTGAACTGGCTCGCTGGCTGGGATGCCGCCGACGCGTCCCTGAAAGGCGGTGCCGTATGAACGGACTAACCCACAGTTCGACCCCCGATGATTCCTTGCCCTACGAAGTCTGGCTGGTCTATGACGACGGCCGGCCGGATGAGTTCATCAACGCGTGCCGCTATCGCTCTGGGGCGCAGGCCTTCCTTGACGAGTGGACGCACGATGACCGTTACGAGTATGAAACGCTCGGCGTGAAACCCGTGATTCGCGAGCGCATCATTTCGGCCACTGGTCTTGCCGACGAGACGATCCGCCAGCGGGTGGCACTCCGCGACGAGCTGCAGGCGACCCTTGGTGAGCAATTCGCCGTCGACTATCACCCCAGCGCGACCGCCGGCGACGATGAAACAGGGGCGACGCGCGGCCACATGGTCGAAGTGACGTTCTACAGCGAGCTCGAACCGGTGACCGGCATCGATGCACGGGAAGCGGATCCCGCCGGCCAGGTGGCGGCATGGCTTCGCCGGAAGGCCGAAGAACTGACCGCGATTGCCGCCAGGATCGATGCGGCGAAAGGAGGTGCCACTTGATCGCGCAAACACCCATCCCCACGGAAACCACGCGCGGCCTGCAACTCGCCCGCGTGATTCACCTGGCCCAGCTGCTCCGCGGCCGCCGGTACCCGCTCCCCCTGGCCGACATCGCGTACGAGCTGCGGGAGGCAACCGGCGATGATTGGAACGAGCGGAAAGCACATTCACCGATTGTGTATCGCGGCGGGCTGTAAGGGCCGAAGTGCACTGCAGTCCTGTCGACGTGTCATTCTTTGACTGAGGTGCGGCACCAATCGTAAAAACGCCTGCAGTAAGTAGCAGCCTTATCAATTAGGTGGTCCAAAAAATCTGTAAAATCGCGTCGCCAGTTCGGCTGCTTCCCCTCCACATAGCCTGGCAGGATCAGTTTGGCTTCATGCAGTTTCAATTCACGCGATAGGCGGCGCTCTTCGTCTTCGTACCATTGCACATTCCAATACCACATATTGCCGCTGATCAATGCGACCGCAAACCCGACCGCCGCGCTGCACCCAAGAAAGAAGATGAAAGTGGTGATGTTGCTCCGCTCAACTTCGACCTGCTTAGTCCAGAAATGCTGCAGATCTTTGGAGGCTCCATCTGAAGTCATCGCCTTTACAGCGAATTCTCGAATCATTCCAACTCGGGCGGTGTACTGCGCAGCAATTCCCACGAAAGAAGCAATGAAAAGCAAGGACGAAATTGTTGTCGTCCACTGGTATAGATGCCCGTTCGGCAAATTGGGAAACAT